GCACTATGGTTCAGGTTCTATCAAACAGCGTTAGATGACCCTCGTGTCCAGAGATTATCTGGGGATGCGTTCAAGGCATGGATAAACCTCCTTTGCCTAACCAGCCGAAATGGCGGCGCATTGCCTCCCATAGATGATATTGCCTTTGCGCTCCGCATGACTGAGCTGGAGGCCGATTTGATCATCAAGCAGTTACTAGCCGCCCACCTGCTGGAGCGAAACGGGGATTTGTTTATGCCCGTTGATTGGCACGATCGGCAGTTCCTCGACAAGACCAATGCACAGCGGCAAAGAGCTTTTCGGGGCAGGAAAAAGGGCAGTAACGCGTTACGTAACGATACTAGTAACGCGTTACGTAACGGCCCTGTAACCTCTCAAGATAGAGAAGGAGATACAGATACAGATAAAGACCCTTACCAAGGAAGAATATTAGTTAATAGTAAGAGTAGAGGGGAATACCCATGGAGCTGAGAACTTACCAACAGCAGGCAATCCAGAAACTGCGCCATTCCCTTGGAACGGGGAAACGGCGTCCAGTGGTGCAATTGCCTACAGGAGCCGGAAAGACCATCATCGCGGCCTCAATCATCAACATGGCCCGATCGAAGGGCAAGCGGGTGATCTTCGCGGTGCCGTCCCTGACCCTGATCGACCAGACTGTTGAGCGGTTTCGCCAGAACGGGATTACCGAGATTGGCGTGATGCAGGCCCAGCACGAGATGACAGATCCTCGGCAGCCGGTTCAGGTGTGCTCGATCCAGACCCTGATGCGCCGGGATTTGCCAGACGCTGATCTGGTGATCGTCGATGAGGCGCACATGATGTTCAAGTTCCTCGGCGAATGGGTCAACTACCAGCAGTGGGAGCGGGTGCCGTTTGTAGGCCTGACCGCCACACCATGGGCCAAGGGGATGGGCAAGGTTTGGGATGATCTGATCATCGGCACCACCATGCAGGAGCTGATCGATCAGAAGCACCTGTGCGACTTCAAGGTCTACGCCCCGGCGCATCCTGATCTTGGGTCGGTCAAGACTGTTGCCGGCGACTACGACCTCAAGGGGTTGGGCGAGGCTATGGACCAAGGCGCACTGGTCGCGGATATCGTCACCACATGGTTGGAGAAGGGTCTGAACAAGCAGACCGTCTGCTTTGCGGTGAACCGTACCCACGCCAAACACATCCAGAAGCAGTTCGAGGAGGCTGGGGTGCTGGTTGAGTACATGGACGCATACACGCCGATGGTGGAGCGCACCGAGATCATCAAGCGGTTTGAGCGTAAGGACACGCAGGTAATTTGCAATGTTGGTGTGCTGACCACTGGGTTCGATGCCGATGTGAGGTGTATCATTTTGGCACGGCCTACCAAGTCCGAGATGCTGTACGTTCAGATGATTGGTCGCGGTCTGCGCCCTGCCACTGGCAAGGACTACTGCCTGATCCTCGACCACAGCGATACGACGATCCGTCTGGGGTTTGTCACCGACATCAATCACACAACCCTCGATGACGGCAAGGCTCGTCAGAAGGCCAAGGCACAGCCTAAGGAGCGTTTGCCCAAGGAGTGCCCTAAGTGTGCCTTTCTGCGCCCTGCAAAGACTAACAAGTGCCCTGCCTGCGGTTTTGTGGCCGAGGCGGTCAGTCAGACCGAGGTTGTTGATGGCGAGCTGATGGAGCTGACGAAGGACAAGAAATACAAGAAGGGCGAATGGCCTCAACACAAGAAGCAGGTCTTCTACAGCGATTTGCGCTTGCACTCACACCTGCGTGGATACAAAGATGGTTGGGCGGCACACGCCTATCGGACACGGCTGGGTGTCTGGCCGAGGGGCCTGTCGGATGAGAAGTCGCGCTTTATCAGCGCAGAGACCGAGAGCTGGATCAAGCACTACAACATTTCAAAAGCAAAACAGCGGGAGAAACAAAATGCTAAAACAAACACCATCGCGGGATCTGGCACGGGGACGGTGGCGGGAGTTGCTGCCCAGTCTGGGGGTTGAGAGCAAATTTCTCACCGGCAAGCACTGCCCATGCCCGATCTGTGGTGGCAAGGATCGGTTTCAGATTTGACGATAAAGAGGGGCTAGGAACCTATTTCTGCTCCCAGTGCGGTAGCGGGGACGGGTTCATGCTGGTTCAGAAAATCACAGGCCGATCATTCAAGGAAATTGCCGAGCACGTTCAGGAGGTCTGGAAGACCGTAAAACAGATGCCGCAGGGCCAGCGGGATGAGATAGCCCAACAGAGGGCCATCAGGAACGCTTGGGAAGGCTCGTGGCAGCCCTCGACGGCTTCGCCCGCCGCATTGTACCTAAAGAGCCGACTTGGCCGTCCTTGGGCCTCTAAAGCGATCCGTGAGTACTCAGGCGGAATGATTGCATTGATTGCAGATGTGGATGGCAAGCCGGTGAATGTCCACCTGACTGCCCTGACGCGGGACGGTAAGAAGAACGAAGCCGCCAACCCGATCAAAAGGGTGATGGCCGGCAAACTGCCAGAGGGGTGTGCCATTCGGATCTGGGATGCTGCCCCGGTCATGGGTATTGCCGAGGGGATTGAGACGGCCATGGCGGCGGCCATCATGTTCAAGATGCCGGTCTGGGCGGCCATCAATGGTGCCCTGTTGGCAAAGTGGGTTCCTCCAGAGGAGGCGCGGACGATTCACATTTTTGGGGATAATGACCTCAACTTCACTGGCCAGTCGAAGGCATTCGCGCTGGCGAACAGGATCTCGGTGCAGTTCGAACGCGAGGTTGTAGTCAAAATTCCAGATATTATCGGGCAGGACTGGAACGATGTTTTACGGGGGCAAGAATGACCACGTTCAAATTATCGCGGTTTGAAATTGAATTTGCATCGTATGTCGGGACGCAACGGCTCGCGGAGCGCATGTTTGTCAGTGGTAAGCATGCCCATGGGGCAGACGGAAGTAAGGGCCTGTTCGATACGAACCTAAGCGGGGCGATCGGTGAATACGCTGTCTGCAAATATCTGGACTGCAATTGGTCTCAGCAGCCTGACAACATGAAGGTGCCTGATGTCGGGGGCATGGTTGAAGTTCGATCAACACCTCACTCTGACGGCCTCCTGCGTCTGCATAATAAAGATCCTGACCAGTTGCCGTTTGCTTTGGCCCTGACCCATGAACTGCCGATAGTCCATTTGGTAGGGTGGATCATTTGCAAGGACGGTAAGCTGCCTGAGTATTTTTCCGATCGGTGGAACAATAAGCGGCCAGCGTACTGGGTGCCGCAGGATAAACTGATGCCTATGCATCATTTGAAAACTCGGTATAGGGAATGGTGGTATAGAAAATCTGGTGGTGGGCAAGAATAGATGCCCAATGGTCATGCAATTTGACAGTAATTTAAGTTTGTGTTAGGTTTACAAATCAAATACGGGAATGCAAAAACGCTAGTAAAATCAATGGTTATGAGGTAATATGCACCATGTCTGAAGTGATTTACACCAAACTAGAGCTGAACCCAGCAAAATCTTTTATCACCGGCATCTGGTGCGATGGCGTGTATTTTTCTGCTGAACCTCCGCTGAGGGCCACACCAGAAAACGAGCAGTGGGTTCGTACCGAGACTGCCAAACTAGCCGAGGCCCACGAGGACTGTATCCTATGGCGTCTGGAGCGGCAGGTAGAGCTGAAGCGGGAGGCTAAGTACAAAAAGTACCGTATTGATCTGGAGAATGAGCGGCGGGAAAGGCAGGCTTATGAAATCCTGAAGCGGGCAAGCCGGGACGAAATCAGGGACGAGGCACGGTATATTAATGATGCGTGGGCTAAAGCAGCGCAATACAAGGCGGCACCTAGTGTGCGTGACACTGAGCGTGATGGTAAGATGCTGTTTGAGGTGTCTGTAAAGGGCAGGAAACTTAAAGATGTGGCCGTTGAGTTCGGCATATCCAGCTCTAGGGTCAGTCAGGTCATAGCGCGACAGCAAGGCCGGGATCATCGGTTCTGGGTCTCTCGATATCAGAACCATGTTGCAGAATGCCAGTTGCAAGACCCTGAACCAGAGGACGCAGATCAAGGCATTGGGACGGACTGGACACCAGAGACGCAATACCGAGAATTTGAATTGTTAAGGGAAACAGCATAATGGCCAAGAAACCCAAAGGCGATATCATCCCCTTCGAAGAGAAAATAGGTATTACGCCTAAAGTCGTGCGACCAAAGTATATATTCGGCAGGCCAACCAAATACCAACCTGACTGGATGCTAGACAAGATCATCGACCTTGGCATCACTGGTGCCAGTAGGGCTAAGATCGCCCTGACCCTTGGCATCAACTATGATACTTTAGTCGAATGGGAGCGCAGATACCCAGACTTTTCCGAAGCCCTTAAAATGGCAAAGCTCGGAGCACAGGTCTGGTTCGAAGAGGTATTGCAGTCGGCAATCCTTGGGGAGGGAGATGTCCCGGCGGCATTGTTGATCTTCGCCCTGAAGAGCAGGTTCGCCACAGAGTACCGAGAGGTCAAGCACACCGAGATCTCTGGGATCAATGGAGATCCGTTAGAGGTCAAGGCAATCTCGATCGATGCCAGTACGCTGGACCCAGAGCAGAGAGAGCTGGTTAAGCAGGCATTGCTAGCGGCCAAGAGCGCGGCACACAAACAGCCGATCACAATTGATAATGAACCTGATGAGGATGATTGATATGACAACACGAGAGCACGTTATTGAATGCGCCAAGGACTGGATGAGCCTGATCTCTGTGGCAACCAAGTGGGGGGAGCACAATCCTGATTGGTTGCAGGGCACCATGGAGCGCATGGATGTCCTGAACGCCTGTGTGGATCTTGCTTATAGCCGTACCAGAGAAGCACTAGTGGCATATTCCGCAATGCGGGAGGCTGAGGTCAGAGCGCATGAGCGCATGCTGGCAACGATCGAGGAGACATTGCAGGAAGGGGCGGCCCAATGAGCATAGTTGTAGTAGGGCAGAACACAGAGACCCGCGAACAACTTCTGGAAAGGGCAACCAAGCAAAGGGTAATGCTGGCCCATATGCGGGCAGACATGATCAAACTGGAGCTTTACCGAGATAAGGTGGAGAGCGTTCAAGAGCAGAACAAATTGCTGAAGAAGGACAACAACCGTTTGGCATCGGCAGTAGGGCGGCTTACCAAGAAGATCGAAAGACTCACAGGCAAGGTAGAGAAGAAGGCGGTAAAGGGTGCAAAACAGGATAGTGAAGCGGCTCAGTCCGACGATCGAAGTGATGACACCGCTGGGGCTAGCGGATGCGGAGTTCCTGATTGAGTGCGGGGACGAGGCGCATATCCAGTGGGTGTGCTGGATCAGGAAGACAGGGGAATGCTGGACTTTTGTTAACCCTGAGATCCGAAAATCCTTGAATATGACGATGCAAAGGGATACAATTAGTCCGTTCAGTGAATCAATAATGAATCGATATAAGGGGTTTAAGAAATGACAGACATGCCTGAGTTTATTGCCGGGGAAAGAGCGAAAGTCATCTTCCGCATATGCCAAGAGGACGGTGCAGTCATCACCATGGAGACCTGTCTCAAACTTGCCCGGCTATGGTCACAGTCAGACGTATACAAGCGCGGCATCATGATAGATATTTTGAGGCAGTACGATGACAAGCAAAACTCTTGATCTGGAACTGGCCGAGTTCATCCGCAATCTCGAAACGCATGTGACCGACAGTCACCTTGCCAAGGTGATGCGGAGCTGTTCGCGCACACTAGAGCGGCAACACACCGAGCTGACACATTTGTACAGAGAGAACGACCAGTTGCGTGA